GTTACAAACTGTGTGCCTGGGATTTCTGCTTGTGTGCATAATAGTGACATTTTCTGTTGCCACGTTGTTCCTTGAGTTCTTCTCTTGCCTGGAGCATCTTTCAACCAAGTTTCATAATTTCCAAATGAAAAAGTAACTTGATAAAAAGTATCTAGTGCTGGGCGTGCAACACTATCTCTAACATCCTTGATGTTACCTTGAAATATGTCTGATCTTCTTGGGAATAAACTATTTTCTGCCACAATAAATAAGTTTAACTTGTTATTACTATATATGAGCTATAAAGGAATATATAGGCCCTCTAATCCTAAAAAATATAAAGGGGACTCTCAAAATATTATTTATAGGTCTTTATGGGAGAGAAAATTCATGAATTACTGTGATTTAAATGAAAATATTCTTGAATGGGCTTCAGAAGAGTTTTTTATACCATACCGTGATCCAACAACAAATCGTGTTCGTAGATATTTTCCTGACTTTTTTATTAAATATAAGGACAAAACTGGTGATATTCGCAGATCAGTGATTGAAGTTAAACCGATGAGAGAAACTCTTGAACCAAAACAAACAAAAGGTAAGTCGAGAAAGACAATGATAAACGAATCAATCACATATGTTCGCAATCAAGCAAAATGGAAGGCTGCAAGAGAATTTTGTGATGATCGTAAATTAGAATTTAAAATTATGACTGAAAAAGAGTTAGGGATAAGATGAGTATTTTACAAACTATACTAGATAAAGCTGGAGGTCAAGTCACTGAGGATTACTTTCGTAATCAACTAATTCAAGAACTTGGATCAACAAACTTTAATGATGATGCAGTAGATACTGCTGGTTTTTATCCTGGCCAACTCTATTTTTTCACATACTCAGCACAGACAAAACAACCTTATTATGATATGTATCCACTATCATATGTAATTGAATATCAAAAAGGTGGATTTTTAGGTTGCAATCTTCACTATGTTCAATTAACTCAAAGAGACGAATTAGCAAAAAGCTTACTAAATAACTCTGCTCAGGGTGCAGTTGCAGTTCCTCCAAGAACTCTACATAAATATCTTTATACTGGCGTAAGAGGAACACCATATCGTATTCCAAATTCAGAATGGTCAGATGTGGCACAATTACCCACTGAAAGATTCGTTGATATGAGAGGCATCCCAGTCTCAAGGGAAAGAGTTTACAACAAAAATTAAAAATGGCAATAGCTGTAGCACTAGCTAATTTAGCAATCAAAAAAAGTAGACCGTATGACATAACCGATCTCGGAACTATGGCCTTTGAGTTTGCTAATGATGCCTTAGTGGGTATAAAAGAAAATATAGAGGGTGTTCTCAAACAAATAGATCCCATTTCAAATTTATTTGACACTGTTGCTGCCACATCTGAGGCGTTAGAGGCGTATAATATTGCAAAACACGGGCCAAACACGGATGCGTACGAGAGTTTAATCAATATATCAGATCCAGATCTTTTAAAAGCTTATTTTGATAAAGAAAAAAATAAATTAAATAACGAACAATTTGTAGATCCGTCTGATAGATTACCATCATTAGCTTTTTCAAATCCTCGCAGCACAGGCGATTCATATCGAAGAGGTAGCAAAGTAGGAAATAGACAAGGAGACAAGCAAGTTTTAGCATATCCACTTGATATTGATCCAAAACAGGATCATATGAAGATCCGAAGATATAATTATCTAAGAGCTCAAGCTAACTCTAGTAAACCTCAAAGAGATGTAATAATAAATGATCAAACAGTAAACGTTGCTGGTGATAGTGTTGTTGGTAGTGATTTGATGGGAAGTATTTTACTTCCAATGCCAAAAGCCACAGACGTAAATGGTGTTGAGTGGGGTAAAAGTGAGTTAACATCCACAGGACTAGGAGCTCTAAAATTAGCGCAGGGACTTGATAGAAGAACAGGTAGTATGTTAGGTGGTGCGATGACAGGTGGTGCAATTGGTGCTTCAACAGGTGCGGGCGCAGTACCAGGCGCTATTCTTGGTGGTACTGCTGGTGCATTGATTGATATGTCTGGACTTACTGGAACAGCGAGTGGAATAAGTGCGGAGGAAATAAGAAAACAAAATGCAGCAAGAGAAGCATTACAAACTAATGATTTTAGCACAGCTAAAGAATTAATTGCTGCTGGTGGAGGAGTATATACACAAGCAATATCTGGAATGTCTGGATTTTTGTTAGGAACAGAATTAGATACAGATACATTCTTAGCAAGAACTGGTGGTAGAGTTTTAAATCCAAATGCAGAGATGTTATTTCAAGGGCCTGTGATAAGAGACTTTACTTTTAGTTTCATAATGATTGCAAGAAGTGAGAAAGAAGGTAAAGAGATAAGAAAAATTATTCGTTTTCTTAAATTAGGTATGGCACCAAAATTCCAAAACAACACTTTCATCGCAAATCCAGATGTATTCTTGTTAGATTATAAAAATGGATTAGCGAAAAATGATATACTAAAAACCACAAATAGATTCAGTCCAGGCGGTCTTGCGTTGACAACAATGAACGTTGATTATGCACCAAACGGATATTGGTCTGCATATGAGGATTCTCAACCAGTTGCAATAAAAATGGATCTTAATTTTACCGAACTTCGACCTCTATATCAAGGAGATCAATTAGGCACTCCAGAAGACAGTGTAGGATACTAATATGACATACTCAGGATCACAAAATAGTTATTTTAAACAACTTCCAGAACTCGATTATCCGTCATTGGCGAATGATCGAAAATCTGCATATGATTATCAAATTGTTAAAAACATATTTAAAAGAGCAGTAATTCGTAATGATATTTTTGATGAGGTGACTGCATTTGAAAAATATTCTGTAGAGGCAGACGAGAGACCTGATCAGGTCGCTTACGATTTTTACAATGATGCTGGACTTGACTGGGTAATACTGACGACAAACAATATTATTCATGTTAGAGATGAGTGGCCAATGGGAAGTCAAGACTTTTTAACTTTTTTAAATGAAAAATACACTGATGAACAACTATCAAATGTTCATCATTATGAAACTAAAATTTTGAGAGACTCAAGAGGAAGATTAATACAACCAGAGGGTTTAAAAGTCAAATCTAATCACTCTATCACTTTCTTAGATAATGGTGTTTTAAGAACAGAATCCAGTATCAAGCAAGTTACATTCTTAGAACACGAAACTGATTTAAATGATGCTAAGAGAAATATCAACATTTTAAAATCTGAATATCTAGGTCTATTTTTAGAAAATTTCCGTGAAATTATGGAATATCAAAGATCTAGTCAATTTATCAATCAAGATCTCAAAAAAACAGAAAATCCAAGACTTATATCACCATAAAAAAAGAGGTCGTAGAAACGACCTCTGGCGTAAAAAATGGCCCGAAATTTTTTTCGGGTCTTTTTGTATTTTAAAAGCGATTTTTAGCCACCGTCTAGGTCACAACCGATAGTGCCTCCGACAACCGCACCTAATGGGATTGCCCACCAACGACCATCACCTCTAGACATTGCAGCACCAGCGCCACCACCCAGTAACGCACCAGCTATTTTTCCATCAGAACAATCATTGTTATCGTATTCAACAACAGTCTCACGACGAACTATTGGATCTGATTTACAAGGAACTTCAATCACTTCTGTATAAGAACTGACATAGCCAGGAGCTGATTTTGTGCCAGGCACATATTCTTCTCTATAAGTTTCCTTATAACAAGTTCTGCTGGTTGTTTTATAAACAACCCCATCATCAGCAATTGCAGTCATAGGACTGAATGCAAGTAATGATGCGAGTAATATTTTCATAATTAAGACTCGGCTAACTTTGCGAAGTAACTTAGTGCATCTTCTTCATCCTCATCTGTATTCACAGAGGATGGAGTTGTGTCAACAACAGCACGACCTTCACTCAAGTCCTCTAAGTTATTATCTTCATCAATAACTTCGGGGTCTTGTCTCTTAGGTGCAGCAGTTAGACCAAGAACATAATCAAGTCTCTTCTTGAGATCTTCATATGATTTGAACTGATCTGGAGCAACAATCTCAGAAAGTGAGAATTCTTGTTTCCAAACTGCCTCCATTGCATCGTCATCATCTAGAAGTGGAGCAGGAGCAGCAAACTCAGATGAGTCATAGTTCCAATACCCAGCAAC